GTTACCACCACCCCGGTCTGTAATGCCGAGTACACCGTCGTTACAGTCGTTTTGCAGGTGAGCGACAACGATGGGACGACCGTCCATGGCGCGGCAGATCGAGGTGTGGCCGATCGACCGCCTGGTTCCGTATCAGAAGAACTCTCGAACGCACAGCCAGCTGCAGGTGCAGCAGATCGCTCGCAGCATCCAGCGGTTCGGGTTCACCAATCCGATCCTGGTCGACAGCGAGGACGGGATCCTGGCCGGGCATGGGCGGCTGGCTGCAGCTCGTGATCTGGGGCTGCGGGAGGTGCCGGTGATCGTGCTCGATCACCTGAGTCAGACCGAGCGGCGCGCCTACCTGATCGCGGACAACCAGCTGGCGCTGAATGCCGGCTGGGATACGGCCGTACTACAGCAGGAGATTGCGGCCTTGAGCCTGGCGGACTTCGAGCTGGACGTGCTCGGGTTTGACCTGGACGAGCTGAACTCGATCCTGGATGGCGACTTCGGGACCGAGGAACAGGAGGAAGAGGAGGCGGATGAATCGTTCGATCGCGGGCAGCCGCTGGCGATCATCCTTGAGCCGCAGGAGATGAGGCTGTGGCGGCAGGTCAAGGACCTGCTGGGTGTGGCGCGTGATAAGGCTGCGCTGCTGAGACTGACGCAGGATCGCCTGGCGGATCAATGACCAAGGACAGCATCCGAGCATTCAGAGGCGAGCTGCTGTGGGCGCCTGAGGCCCTGGAGCTGAGCATGAGTTGGTGCAGCCATGCGTGCGCCTATTGCTATGCGAATGCCCGCAAGCCGGAACGACGCGTGGACCTGCCGGCGATCGTGAACCTGCTGGTGAACTTCCGGCAACGCACCACTCGCGAGGCGAAGCTGCTGCAGCTTGGCTACCCGGTCAATGTCTCTAATCATGTAGACGTATTCGCCGGCAGCAATGCTGTGCAATTCGAGCCGATATGGGAGCTGATGATGGAGCAAAAGATTCCGATTGTGTTTCAGACAAGAGGAGCGCATAAGCCACACCAGAAGATCATTGATCGAGTCATTGCCGAGACGCCTCCCAGCGTCTGGTACATCAGCATCCCGATGTGGGATGACGCGATCCGGAAGAGGGTTGAGCCTCATGCGCCAAGCATTCCGTATCGCCTGGACTTGATCCAGCAGCTGAAGGCGGCAGGGCACGAGGTCGTGGTCGGCATCAACCCAACGACGCTGGAGTGGCTGCCGACCTTTGAGCCGCTGGTAGATCGCTGTCAAGAGCTAGGGGTGTGGGGGCTGTGGTTCAGCTCGTTGTATTTCGGCCGAACGTTCAACGAAAGCCTGACTGCGAAGCAGGTTGAGATGATCACTCCTGAGCTGATCGATCACTGCGGCTGCAACGGTGCAGCGGTTGACCATCAGCACATTCTGCAGATCATGGACTATGCCGAGGCCGCTGGGCTGTCCACGTACTACCACCGATCAGATCGGCCGAGTCGGTTGTTTCACGCATGGGAAAGGCTGTATCCAAAGCTGATGCCGATGATTCAGGAGCTAATCAATGCAGCCGATGAAGACTTCAACGCAGCCGGCGACATCCCGTACCTGGTGATCGACAAGGAGGCAGCTGTGTCGAGCATGCAGCTGCTGCCGGAGGGATTCAACTATGCGACGTTCTTTCATTCAGACGTCAAGCAGTTGCGGATCGAGTTCGGACTGCCGCAGGGTGCGCCGTTGCCGCGGTTTGACGTGGACGGATTCTGGGATCTGCTCTGGCGCAGTGCCTATTTCTCGAAGAAGTCCGGCCCTTTGAGTGTGTCGAGATTTGCGTTTGCGTCGGTCAAGAACAATGGAGAGATCACCCCATTGCTGGATGACAACGATGATCCATTGATTGTCTACCGTCCGCAAGGATGGAAGTACATGTATGCGTCTACGCCGGAGCTGGATTGATGGCGGCTACGCTGGCAGCAGGCGTTCACCTGCAAAGCCCATGGACCTCGGCTACTACTACGGGAACCGCAATCCGGACTCTGGCGGCGCGTTCAAGCGCGGCAAGGGCGGGCGGTTGCTGCCTGCTCGGCGCACGCAGCGCCAGAAGGATTTGCGTGCGTCGTACAAGTTCGGTCGCGGCCAGATGCGCGCACGAGCGCGGGGCTGATGACCACGGCCGCGGGGTTCGATGAATCTCGCGGCCTACGCCCGGCATCGCAAGGCGAGGGGGCTGCGTGGCGGAAGCCACGTGGCGGTGCTCAAGGCCATCCAGCAGGAGCGGCTGACGCCTCCAGCGGTGCGACGCGACGGGCGCAACTGGGTTATTGATCCGGTCCTGGCGGATCAGCAATGGGCGGCGCGAACGGACCCGGGTGAGGTGGCCAACCTGCCTCTCGCGCCTGATGCGGAGTCATCGATGCCGGCATCGATCGCCACGCCGCAGCGCTCGCAGCGAGCACAGCCGCCACCGGGTGGTCGCAACCTGGAGGCTGCGGTGCCGGCATTGGCGACATCCAAGGCGATCCGTGCTGCATATGACGCCAAGCTGGCGCAGCTGGAGTACCAACGTGCAGCAGAGGAGCTGGTGTCAGCGCGGCAGGTCAAGGCCGAGGCGTTCAATCTGGGCCGCGCCTTGCGTGATGGGCTGATGCGGCTGCCTGATCGACTGGCGCCGACGCTGGCCGCGACCGCCGATGCGCGGCAGGTGCATCACCTGCTGAGCGAGGAGATCAGGGTGGCGCTGCGGAGCCTGGGTGAGTGACTGCGTCGCATTCCAGCTGGGCGGATCCACCGGGCTATCGGGAGGCTGTCGCCAGGCTGCGGGCACGAGTCCCGTGGCGAGTCGTGACGGGATACCAGAGGGGGCAATCAGGCAACGATGCTGTGGTGATGATCTCGCCGAGCGATGTAGAGAATGCCCCGTATCAATGGCTGAACAATCCTCGAATCAGGGCATGAACGATGGCTGATGGAGCAGCGGTGTACCGGGCGGCGTTCCTGGATGGGCTGAGGCCACCTGCGCCGATGACGGTCGATCAGTGGGCGGACCAGTACCGCATCCTGAGCGGCAAGGGGTCGTCTGAGCCGGGTCCGTGGCGGACTGATCGCACGCCGTACCTGCGTGAGCCGATGCAGTGCCTGAGCCCCAGCAGCCCATGGCGCAGGGTGGTGCTGATGTTCGGCAGCCAGATGGGCAAAACCGAGGTGGTGCTGAACTGGCTGGGCGCGATCATCCACCTGTGGCCTGGGCCGGTGATGTTGGTCCAGCCGACGGAGCTGATGGCGAAGCGCCTCAACAGCCAGCGGCTGCGGCCATTGCTGCGCGAGACGCCGGTGCTGGCGGAGCGCATCGCCCCGGAGCGGAGCCGGGACAGCGAGAACAGCATGTTCCTGAAGAGCTTCCAGGGCGGCGTGTTCGTGCTGACTGGCGCGAACAGCGGCAGCGGGCTGCAGTCGATGCCAGCCGCCTACCTGCTGGCGGATGAGGTCAGCAGCTACCCGCATGAGGCGGACGACAAGGGCGATCCATTGGAGAACGCGGAGGCTCGGACCACCACGTTCCCGATGGGGAAAGTCCTCGTCACGTCAACGCCAGGCACGCGTGGCGCGTGCCGCATCACGGCTGAGTTCGAAACCCGATCAGACCAGCGACGGCTGGCTGCCTTCATGCCGTGCTGCAACGCCAAAGAGGTGATCCGCTGGCGCGAGCACATGGTCTGGGATCGCGCCGATGGCGAGGTGTGGTGCCAGTGTCCGGCGTGCGGTGAGCGACTGCCGCAATACCACAAGGCCACCATGCTCGCTGGCGCCGAGTGGCGTGCGAGCGCTGCTGGTGACGGGCAGACCGCGGGCTTCCACCTGCCTGGCTGGTATGCGCCGGCCGGCTGGACGCCATGGGAGCAGATCCGCGACGAGTTCCTGCGAGCGAAGGCTGATCCCCTGCTGCTCAAGGGCTGGGTCAACAAGCGGGCGGCAGAGGCCTGGGAGGACGAGTCGGTGGCACGCGTCAGTGCCGATGGTCTGATGACCCGTGCTGCGGCAGACCCATATCCCAGCGGCTATTGCCCAGCTGGTGTGCTGCTGCTGGTCGCAGCGGTCGATGTGCAGGACACGTGGTTGGAGGCCTCAGTGTGGGGGTTCGGGCGAGGCGAGGAAAGCTGGCTGATCTGGCACCAAAGGGTTGATGGCAGCCCAGCTGAGCCGGATCCATGGGGGCAGATCGACAGCATCCGACGGCTCGAATGGCCTCGCGAGGGCGGCGGCAGCATGACCATCCGAGCTGTTGGAGTGGACACCGGCGGTCACTTCACGCAGGAGGCGTACGAGTTCTGCCGTGCCCGTGCTCGCGAGGGCGTGGTGGCGCTGAAGGGCTCGAGCACCAGGGCAGCGCCTGCGCTGGGCAGAGGATCGAAGCAGGATGTGAACTGGCGCGGGAAGGTCGTCAAGGGCGGCGTGGTGCTGTACATGGTCGGCACCGACACGATCAAGCGCAGCATCTACGCCAGGCTGCAGATCCAGCAGCCCGGGCCTGGCTTCGTTCACTTCGGCCAGAACGCGACTGACGAATACCTGGAAGGCCTTACATGCGAGCGATTGATTCCTCGAATGGTCAAAGGATTCCAGATCCTCGAATGGCAGAAGCCCGCCAATGCGCGCAATGAACCACTGGACACAGCGGTCTATTGCGTGGCCATGCTTGAGCTGGTGAAGCGCCGCTACAACCGGGCCACGATGTGGGATCAGCTGGCAGCGCAGCTCACGGCAGAGCCGCCCGACAGATCGCCGCGACGGCGTGCGACGACTGCAGCGCCGCGGGATGGCGGGTTTGTGGGCGGATGGTGAGGGCTATCGTGAGCTGATAGCAGTGCTGCGATGCCGGTTCCCGCCACCATCCATGCAGGCAACACGGTGCAATGGGTTGAGCCGCCAGCGCTGGACCTGAACGGTGATGCTGCGACGTCTGCATCGTGGACGCTGACGACGTTCCTGCGGTTCAATGCCGCGAGCGAGGGCGCGACGGTCGTTGGGACGGCCCGGGCCGACGGCGGCTGGGACAACAGCATCAGTGCCACGACGACCGGGGGGTTTGACCCAGGCGTCTGGCGGTGGGAGTCACGGATCAGCAGTGGCGCGGTGGTGATCACCATCGGCGCTGGATCGTTCCAGGCGCTGCGCAGCCTGTCGTACACCGGCACGCCTGGTGCATTCGATGGCCGCAGCCAGGCCGAGCAGGACCTGGAGGCGGTGCAGGCCGCGATCCGCGCCATCGTCAGCCGTGGTGCGCGGTCCTACTCGATCGGCACCAGGACGTACTCGGCGCAGGACCTGAGCGACCTGATGGCACGAGAGGCGCAGCTGAAGGCGATCGTGAACCGTGAGCGAGCGGCCGAGAAGATCGCGGCCGGCCTGGGCGATCCTCGCAATCTGTTCGTGAGGTTCGGAGCATGAGCAAGCGCCGCAAGACCGCACCGCCACCGCCTGCTGCAGCGGCTTCGCCGCGGCCGGTCCGTCGCCGCGCCTACGAGGGTGCGACGGTCTCCAGGCTGACGGCCGACTGGGTCACCTCCTCGACGTCAGCCGACGCCGAGATCGACGGCAGCCTGGTGCGGCTGCGGAACCGATCACGGCAGCTGTGCCGCGACAACGCCTATGCCAGGCAGGCGCTGCGGGCGATCGGGCAGAACGTGGTTGGGCAGGGCATTCGCCTGCAGGCCCGTGTGCCTGGTTCGGGCGGCATGACGGATCAGCGCAGCAGCCAGGCCATCGAGCAGCTGTGGCGCCGCTGGACACGTCAGGACTATTGCCACTGCGCCGGCCGGCTGGCATTCGAGGAGATCGCCCGCCTGGCGATTCAGGCGATGGCGGAGTCGGGTGATGTGTTCATCCGTCTGGTGCCGCAGGTGTTTGGTCGCAGCCCGATCCCCCTGGGCCTGGAGATCCTGGAAGCCGATCTGGTCGATGAGGGCAAGACCGAGGGTCCGGACCGGGATGGCAACGAATGGCGCATGGGTGTCCGGGTGAACCGCTGGGGGAGGCCGATCGCCTACCGGTTCCGGACTCGGCACCCGGGTGATCTGGCTGGATCGGTCGGCTACTCGTTCCTGGACGTTCCCGCCGAGGAGGTGATCCATCTGGCGATCATCGACCGGCCCGGGCAGACGCGTGGTGTGCCGTGGTTTGCGGCGGCGATCAAGCGGCTGCACCACCTGGCCGGCTACGAGGAGGCGGAGGTCGTGCGGGCTCGTGCGTCGTCCTCGCTGATGGGATTCATCAGCAGCCCCGAGGGCGAGCTGATCGGTGATGACGTCTACGACGCCGACCGGGTGACCAACTTCGAGCCAGGCGTGTTCAAGTACCTGGCACCCGGTGAGTCGGTCAACGTACCGCAGCTGGATGCGCCTGATGGCCAGTTCGAGCCGTTCTTGCGGGCGATGCTGCGCGCCGTGGCGGCATCGATCGGCTGTAGCTACGAGACGGTCTCCAGGGACTTCAGCCAGTCGAACTACAGCTCCAGCCGACTGAGCCTGCTGGAGGATCGCGAGCACTGGCGGATGCTGCAGCAGCATCTGATCGATCACCTGTACTGGCCGGTGTTCGAGCGCTGGATGATGGCTGCGATCGGCAGCGGCGCCCTGCAGCTGCCAGGCGGCGTGGCCATGCCGGGCATGTACCACCAGCTGGTGCGGTGGTTCCCTCGTGGGTGGGGCTGGGTGGACCCGACCAAGGAGGTGCAGGCGTACCAGGCTGCGGTGCGCTGTGGGTTTGCGACGCAGGCGCAGATCGTGGCTGAGCAGGGCATGGACCTGGAGGACATCCTGCAGGGCCGTGCGACTGAGGTGCAGCGCGCCGCCCAGCTGGGGCTGCAGTTCGACACCAACCCAGCCGACGACCGCGAAGGTGGCGCGCCTGCGGCCAGCCCGGACGAGGCCGATGAGGTCGAGAGCCCGGACGATCCAGAGGATGAGGATGACGACGTGGAGGATCAGGGGGACGACGTGGAGGATCAGACCTGATGGCGAACGTCAACGGAACCGAGATCAACCTGGAGCCGACGGCCGGCATGCGCGCCGAGGCCGAGCGCTACCGGGCATGGAAGGAGGAGGGCAGGCGTGGCGGCACAGATGTTGCCGCTACTCGTGCCAGCCAGATCCTGTCGGGTGACGAGCTCAGCCCCGAGACGGTGATCACCATGTCGGCGTGGTTCGCACGACACGAGGTTGACAAGGCCGGCCAGGGATTCAGTCCTGGCGAGGACGGCTACCCATCGCCCGGTCGCGTGGCGTGGGCGGCATGGGGCGGTGATCCAGGCAAGACCTGGGCTGATGCGAAGGCTGAACGGATTAAGGCTGTCAGCGATCGGTCTATCCTGAGCACAACTATCGCCGCGCCTATGGAACTGCGCGAAATCAACCAGGAGCAGCTCCGGCGCATCGATGCCGTCGAGTTCAGCCGCAGCGGCGAGAGCGAGGAATCGCGTTCGTTCCAGTTCTCGTTCTCGTCTGAGACGCCAGTGGATCGATGGTTCGGCACCGAGGTGCTGAGCCACGACGCCAGCGGTCCTGATCTGACTCGCCTCAATGACGGCGCACCACTGCTCTGGAATCACAATCCAGACCAGGTCCTGGGCGTCGTCGAGCGAGGCTGGGTGGACCCGGACAAGCGGCGTGGCATGGCCAACGTGAGGTTCAGCCGCTCGGCATTCGCAGAGGAAAAGCTGCGCGATATTCGCGATGGCATCCTGCGGAATGTGTCGTTCGGCTACAAGATCCTCGAAACCCAGGCCGGCGCCAATGGCTCCGTGGTTGCCACTCGCTGGCAGCCTTTGGAGGTGTCGGTGGTCTCGGTGCCAGCCGACTCCGGCGTCGGCATCGGCCGCAGCCTGACCAGTTCTCCAGCGGCACCCGCCGCATCACCCGCCAC